CTCCTAATTGTATTTGGAAAATAATAGTGGTGGTGGCTAGTTGTCCATACTCCGATGTTACTAGTCCACCACCACCGATTAAATATTACTTACGGTAAATAGAAACCGTGCTGGCAGCAGTAAATACACCAATGAAAGTACCTGATGTTGCAGCAGCAACAACAGCATTACCAACAATAGTAACTCCAGATGCACCAGCGGTCAACGTAATGCTGTACGATGATCCAGCAAGGTTAACGATAGTAAATTCAAATGATGAACCAACAACCTCATCAGTAAGACCTGTAGCCAACTCTGCACCAGTTGGTGTAGTGAAGGTACGGTTTGCTGTTGGGGTTTGTATGAACAGTTTGCTAACAAAAAGTTCTGCTGCAGTTGCTACACGAGCAGCGTCAGTTACAGCAACAGGAGTTACTGATTCTGATGCAGCAATGTAATCTGCGATACGTGTACGGGTGAGTGCGCCTGATGTGGTGTTTCCTACGAGTGGCATATTGCCTCCTAATTAATAGATGATTTGTTTAAAGAATAGAAATAAGAATGTGGGGGGTTTCCCCCCCCACTTTCAGTTATGCCGTTTTAGCGGTCAACTTGCCTTGCTTCTTGCAGTTACGTACAGTCAAGTTGCCGTAGCACATGATCAAAGCGTAACGAGCATCCAAGTCTTCTGGACGGATGAAATCGGTCTGCTGGAACCACTTGGCACTATGACCAACAAGCGTGATGTACTTGGTGTTCAAGAAGTACATTACACCAGCAGTACAATGCACATCGTACATGATTGGGGCAGCCTTGAACAACAAGTTCTGGAAGCCTGCATCAGCAGTCTTGGTGTCAGTGTAACGCAATTGTGGTTGTAGCAATGCTTCATACTTTTCAAACAAAGTTTGGGTAGTAAGGATTGTGTCTGGGTGATCGTTACCAACAGAAACGGTGTTGTAAGCGGTAGCCATTTGAGCAAGTGTCAAAGCGGTTGCAGTGTTCTCTTCGTATGACTGCCAGAAAGAGTTGCCTGTTCCTGCACGGTCAATACCACCAACGGTACCCGAAGCCTCAACAAGGTTTCCAAGACCGTTCCAGTTTTTGCCACTGTTGCCAGTGCCATCAGCAAAGAACATTTGGTTGAAACCTTCACGCAATGACTCTTCAGCCTGCATGATTTTTGCTTCCAAAAGGTTGATGATTTCTTGTTCACCATTGTTCTTGGCTTCTTCAATACCGCTGATTGAGATTGAAGCAGCATACTGCTTCCACTCGTATTCAGCAGCCGAGATACCCGTCTGAGGTGTAAGGTTGATTGAATCGTAATCAGAGTACGATTTAACAGTATCGTTCTGACCGTAGATCAGTGGTTCAACAATTTTTGTTCCGCCGTTAAGCATGCGGATACGACCCTTGTCCATAAGGGTGTAAGTAAGTGGACGAGCGGTGAACACGTTGTCAGTGAGTTGTGAACGGTAGTTCGCAAGGGTGGTTGACAAGAGTGCATCAAAGTTAGCATTTCCCGGCATTGTAGCCTCCTATAAATAGATGTGATTAGTTTGAAATTCCAAGTTGGCGTTTAGCCAAATCAAAAGCGTCTCTCAAAGAAGAGACAGGTGCAGTAGATGATGTAGTTGTTGCTGCTGAAGTACCAGCACCAGAAACAATCCCTGTCTGCCGTTTAGATTCAATAATTTGCTTTTCTTTCTGACTTTTAGCATTCATCTGTTTTTGATTCTCCCAAAGTCTGTCAAAAGCAATTTGTTTATAAACGGCTTCCAAATCATTATTACCAGTTGCTAAGGCTTTAGCAACAACTTCATTCGGATCGAAATCCTCACCATAATTGCTTTGCAACCTAGAAACAGTTTTTTCAATCTCTTGCAATGCTTGTGACTCTTCAAAAGACTGCAGACGCTTATTGACGTCTCGGTACTGTTTTTCCCAAGGGTCCATATATTCGTCCTCTTCAACAATTTCGTTATTTAAACCGTAATGGTTTCGTAGTAACTCAACTGTAGATGCAGGATCTTTATCTAAAGCCTCTTGCAAGGCACTAGCAAACTGTACTTGTTGCTTTTGCTGACTGAGTTCCTGTGTCTTACGGGTATAATCCGCTTGACGTTGATAACCAGCCAACGCCTCCTTTAAAGGTACTTCAATCTCTTCACCAGCGACAGGTAGTTTGACTTTACGGTCAGCATACTCATCCCAAGAAAAGTAATCTTCAGCACTTGAAGAAGGTTCGCTTTCAACACTTTCAACTTGTCCATCAATAATGGGGTCTACTTCAGTGATTGCATATTCATTTGTATCGCTCATGGAGTCCTTACTCGGTTGTTCCTATAGATAGATATTATTTGTAACATTTATTGCATTGGTGCGCCACCACCAAGAATTGCTGCCAATTCTGGCGGCATCCCACCTTCAGGAGCCATAGGTTCACCCTGTGGCATCTGTTGTGGTATCTGTGGCATTCCTTGCGGTGGCATTCCACCCTGTTCAGGTGGCATTCCACCTTGTTCAGGAGCCATCTCTTGTTGAGGTGGTGGACCTGCAAGGAACGCTTCAGGAGATTTAATACCAAACCCAAACTGCAGTACGTGTCGTGCTAAAGCAGCCATGTCCACTACACCAGCGCCCACAAACGGTGCCATAGCATCAACCATTTGCAAAGCCATCTGACGACGGAACGACTCATTAACAGGAGCAGTAGAACCACCCTCTACCTCATAATCAAAATCGCCTTCAATGTAGTCACGGTCAAACTTAACCCACAATGGGATTGCGTTAGAACCAACAACACGAGCAACCTGTTCACCAGTCATGTATTGTTGTGCCAAAGCAACCAATCGTTGTGCTGTAGCGCCAATATACAATTCAATTGCAGCCAACTTGTCAGACGCTCTAGCGTTGCTAGCGTCCTGTGCAATAGATGCTTCAGTAGCAGTACGACGGATCTCGGGCATTGCTCCACGCATATAATCAGACACACCTGAAACACGGTCCATGTCACCAGCAATAAGACTTGACTGGTTGTAGAACTCTGGTGGACTAATAACTGCAGGCATTGGAACAATTACACCCGATAGTGGTTCGTCACCGGCAACAGGAACCATGATGTTATCTTCATCAGATTCCAAAGCAGAACGACCATCAGGATCAAACGCAGATTCCTTATACAACCATTTACGTGAGAACCGTTTACGGTGATTCATCATCTGTGTACGAGTAGCGTTCAATTCGTGTTGCAATGACTCAATGGCTTCTAGTTCACCCATTGGATAGAAATGCTCTGGAACCTCATAGTTCCTGAGCATCACAAAAGGATGACCGAAAGCAAAAGGAATCTTAGTTGGAGCAATCAAGAACTTGTCTGGACCATCACAAAAAACTGCCATAGTTTTCTTTGGTATGTCATACCATTCCCAAACCTCAACATACGCATCACGTTCCTCGCCATAAGGTTGTTTAATCTGAACATCATCACCATACTTGGAGTACAAGGAAGGTTGAGCCTCAGAACGAGCACTAGAGTTATACCTGCGGTCGTTCTTTACATCAACAAGTGGACGTTTGATACGTTGGGCAATCCAGCGCACATCATACATTGATGTAGCGTCTGGATCAACAAACACATCAAAAGGACTAATGCGTTCAATGAATGGGCGATCCTCAAGAACAATAAGTTCTGTTTCAACATTAGATTCAGGAACAAGATCTACAACGTCGTTTTCTTCGACGTTGGGATCAGCGTTCTTTACTCGTTCTTCTTCAACAAAACGGTAACCAACTTTAATCCAACCATGACCAAAAATCAAGAAGTCTTTTACTGCAGAACGGAACTGTGGCTGACACCCATAGTGTCGCCACCAATAGTTAACAATTGCTTCAGTAACAGTAGCCTTGTCAGCGTCCTCTGGACGCCGAGCAGAAACAGTAATCTTAGGATGATTTACAGAAACACTAGGAGCAATAACGTTGATCGTTGAGAATGCCATATTAACCAACAAACGATCCTCGTCAGAGTAGTTCTCGTAGTGTCGTCCACGGTAAAGATCCAACATACGTTTCCACGTATCGTCAAACTGTTCCTGTTTACGCATACGCTTAGTCTGGCTAAGTTTTGTGCGATAGTTTTTCAGCAAATCAGCATTACTACTGCGTGCCATTATTTAGAACCACCAAGTCCAAAAGCACCATCTTTAGGGTTAACAAAACGCATTAAAGGTGGCAACAACGCTGCAACAGCAGCCTTTGCCAAGTCACTAGGGTTATGGTTACCTGTAGCGTAAACTGCAACTCCAGCACCTACTGCTGAACGGACGTATGATGCCAACATTGCTTTTTGTTGTTCACTTAGTTTGATTACCATTATTATGCTCCTTGATATGCTTGTTTAGGTTTTCATCCACACGGTCCACTTTGAGGACCATGTGGTGTAGTAAATCTCGAGACTCGCTATGTTGTTGAGTGTTTTCTCGCCTCAACATTTGTAGTAGCACTACAACTGGACCAGTGATGATTGCTACAACAATAGCGACAGCCCAATTCATTAGATCCAACGGCTCCCGACTGGTTCGGCATTAATGCCGGCTGCTTTTGCTTGCGCTACCTGTTGACGTGCCTGTTCCCCAATAGTGGGTCCGTGGAATTGTTCTTTGCCGTAGGTAAAGCCTAAACGAATGCCTTTTAGGTGGCATTTGAAACAGTATTCTCCACGACGAGGTAAATCGTCGTGTTCAAATTTGGTTGAACAGTCTTTGCAGGTATAAATCGCCATAGTATTAGATTAGTTTGTCACGTTCTTGATGCGAATGAACCCAGAACAAACTTTGGTTGCTGTTTATTAGGAATATGCCTAGACCACCAAGCCATACTATTCTTAGGTGGCTCTTGAGAAATCTGGTATTCAGGCAACCAAATGTATTTCAACATTTGGTTAGTAATAGCCAAAGACATGACACGGTCGTCATGCGGAGAACCATGAGTCTTACCATTAGCCTCACGAATAAAAGTTCGCATTTCAGCAATAGTATGTTCACACCTAAGATCTAGTAAACCATCACGGATCATTCCGTTTAGTTCGTCAATAGCCAAAGGTTTAGACGCTGCCGTGGTACGCCAACCCAAGATTTCTGTAGCAACAGGTGTGCGTTGAGCCAAACGACGTTGACGGAAGATATTTTTATAACCTGCTCGTTGTAGTGCCTTTAGTGTGGTTAGCCCGTGGTTGTTGGATTCAACACCTACTAGGGCACCATGGTAAAACAGTCCTAGGTTGTATAGGACGTGTTCTCCAAAAAGGTCAGGGTCAATGTGACCATGCCAGTGCGCTACAACTTCCTGTGTGTAACCGTTAATAATGTGTGCTGTACTGTAGTCACCATGACCTAAACCTTCCGCAACGTCAGCCCCAATACAATAAATACCACCAACTTCAGGGAACTGCCAAATGGCTAGTTCCCCACCATCTTCACGGAACTCAATATGTTTATCCGAGTACACATGTAAATAGCCCCTAGCAGGTTCTTCTACTTCCAAGGCTCGTAGTGCATCAATGTCAAATACGGGGCGCCCAGAGCGAATGAAAGCCTCATCAGGGTCACTTGGATATTCTTGCGCTAACTGCCAGTCAGGCAGTTGGCGTTTCTTAGCCTCATACCACTCGTCATCACGGTCAGATGCAGACCAAGGAAAGAACACACCCTTGAACTGATTGTTCCCTGTTTGGGAACCAACCCATAATTCATGAAAGATGTTGCCTTCACCGTTGGCAGTGCTGAGGCAGATGACTCGTCCACCAACGTCGGCAATTGGTTCAATAGAAGCCCATGCTTCGTCACTGTTGGGCAAGAACGCCATTTCGTCAACTACAACGAGGAATACTGATTCACCACGAGCAGGATCGTTACCTGATGGCAATGATTCAATAGCAGACTCATTAGAGAAAGACATTTTTAGTTGGTTATTATCAATAATGCTAGGTCCACGTAGTACCATCCATTTTGGCAGGAACTTGAAGCCGTATTTGGACTTGGCTAGTAGTTTCATTGCTTCACGTTCAGTACGTGACAACATGATCACAAAACGGTCTTTCCAAAAGAAAGTGACCCAGAACACGTATGCGCTAGCCAGTGTGGAGAAACCGATTTGACGAGCCTTGAGAACGATGCTGTAACGGTTATCTATCCATGCAGCAACAGTTTCAACCTGTGCTTCACGCATATCAAACTTGATGCGACCTTTTTCGGGATGTTTAATAAACCAGTAATTTGAGCAGAAATAGACGAAAGCATCAACGAGTTCTTCGTTGGTAGCGTTTTCTGGACCTTTGCAGATCCTCCATTCCTTCTCGTTG